AACGGAACTTCGAATTCTTCTTCGAGCAGCACGTCGGATAGCAACACCAACGTTGCGGCAAACTCCCAGACCCAAGGACAACAAACAAGTCAGTCCCAGACGCAGGGGCAGCAGAGTGGGCAATCGCAGTCCTCAACTAATTCGGTTTCCTCGGGAACATCTTCTTCCCAGACGAACAACGCTTCAACCACCACCGCAGATAGCTCGACCGAATCTACTTCCAAGGAGGTTGTGAGAATCAGCGTGGGTAAATGTTTGCACCCTCAAATCGTTGCGAACGTTGGGGGAGAGCTAGTTGTTATTCCGGCGACTGAACCTACTGGGCTTCCTTGGGGCCAGTGGGTTGAGGTTGCCCGAAGCGCAGAACATTGGCGGCTCGGCGTTTGGGTGGAGGAGGTTGTTGAAGTGAAACTTCCGGACCTTGTTGCGTAGGATTTATGGCTGACAGAGACGACATTGTAAAAACTTCAAACTTACCGGAGCAGGTTGTTAGGCAACCCAGCCCGGTAGTTGAACAGGAGCGTCGGCTTGAGACCCCCGTTTCCGATACGCGGTTTTCCAAGCCACCTGCGCCTCCCCCTTCGGTAATTGGGACACCTCAACTTCCGTTTCTATTCGATCAAGGCCAACAGTTCATCCCGGCTTCCCCCTCTTCGAGGGCTCCTGATTCTTTTGTAGCACAAATGCTAGCGGCTCCTGTTTCGGGGCAATCTTCAGGAAGTGCTCCGATTGAGTCTGCCGTTCAATCAGCGGTTTCTGACGCTCTTAAAAACTTAACTTTCAACGGTTACCCGGTGAATTTCCAAAACGGTAACCTTGATATTTCTATTCCGGCAGAAGCGCTGTTCACACCCAAACCTTCAAATGCGCCGAGTCTTTTTTCTCTGGACGTCGGGCCGCAAGTTGTTTCCCCGCCCATTCAAAATTCAAACCCCCTCCCACTGCTAAACATACCGACAAGTCCGGTTGAAATTCCGGAAATAGTATCGCGACCGACTCCCCCCTCCACGCAATCGACCGCACTCAATTCAGAACCTGTTCAAGTTACCGCACCCCCAGTAACTCCCGCGCTACAGCGTTCCGAGGAGCCAATACGTTTGGACCCAGACTCCCGTTCCGCCGCTATCTCCGCCGGAGTTCCAGAAGCCACAAATGTTTTCATGGGGGCTATGTCCCCTTCTGCGTTTTTCCCATCTGCGTTTTCGAATAATGCTAGCAATGCGTCGCAACAAAACACAAATACAGATCGCGACGTCCGACCCTCTGATTCGGGTCGTTCTGGAGAGTCCGCACCACCTAGTATGGTGGAGACGTCGGCTATGTTTGGTGCTCTTACACCGATCTCGACTCCTTTCCCTCGTTTTGAACCTGAAAGCAGTTTTCAACTTAACCCCACGTCCCGCCCTAGCTCGACTTTTAACGAATCTGCACCCCTAGTTGAGCCTTCTTCAACCTCTTCTGCTTCGCCGACCCCCCTTACGGCTTCCGAAACTTTATTCGTCCCAGTTGTTGTAAGCGCTGGCTCTTCTTCGACAAGTTCAACCACCCAATCGCAGAACTCAGCAGACTCGGAATCTGCCTCACCTGCGACCACGACTACGTCAGTTCCAACCCCGCCTCCTCCTCCGCAGACCTTTTTCCCGACACCCTCGAACCCGGAACCTGTACCCGTTCCGCCACCCGCTACGCCTCCCGCACCTCAAACTCTTCAACCCGCAAACCCACCCGCCCCCACCACGGCTCCTGCGGCGGAACCCGCACCCGCGCCTGCCACAACTCCGCCGACCCCTGCGCCTGCCACAACTCCGCCGACCCCTGCACCCGCGCCTGCTCCTGCTCCCGCACCCGCGCCTGCTCCCGCTCCCGCGCCTGCTCCCGCACCCGCGCCTGCTCCTGCTCCCGCACCCGCGCCTGCTCCCGCGCCTGCTCCTGCTCCCGCACCCGCGCCTGCTCCCGCGCCTGCTCCTGCTCCCGCGCCTGCTCCCGCGCCTGCTCCTGCTCCCGCACCGACCCCTCCGCCCACTCCGACTCCCACCGCACCCGCGCCTGCTCCCACGCCTGCTCCTGCTCCTGCACCCACACCTGCGCCTGCGCCAACACCTATTTCTGCGCCATCAACGGGACCCGTTGTTCCGGATGTCGGGACGGCCCCTCTCCCAACGGCTACTCCTGCGGTGGCCCCCACACCAACTCCGCCTCCCCCCGTCCCCCAGCCAGAAAACCCAGCACCTGCTCCTACGCCAGCGGCCACCGCACCTGCGCCTGCACCTGCACCTGCACCTGCACCTGCACCTGCACCTGCACCCACTCCAACTCCTGCGCCGACTACGGCCCCAACTTCAGAGCCTCCTGCGCCGACTACGGCCCCGTCGTCGTTCGGCTCCGGATATCAAGCACCTGAAAACCGTCCGTTTGGGAGCGACAACGACGCTCGGATGGACAATAACGTCCGCAACGACCCGGCATACTCTCAATGGGGTTGGGGCCCTTCAGCACTCGCTAGCAACGAAGAAAAAGAAGCGTATTACCGCGTTTACGGCGGGACCGCTCAGGATAGCGGAGGCGGAGGTCAAACTACTCCTGCTAGCAACCCCGCTGGAAGCGCGGGAGCCTCGATGACGGAGAAGAACGATAAAATCGACTTCACGCAGACGGCTCAATTTCTTGGGAATGATCGACAAAACCGGGGGTACGAAACCCGCGACGAATTTCGAGAGCGTAGAGAAATATTGAGAAGCCTCGGCCCCGAAGCGAGAGCGGCGGTGCGAGCGGGAGATACGACATATTTTAGCCAAGGCTATGTTCCCGTTTTTATAGGGCGCGGTGACCGACGGAGAAAAGTTTTACTCATGTCGCAGACTTCGCACACCGAAGTTATTTTTGGTCGCGAGGGAAGCGAAAGAGCAGGGTCGCTTCCAGACAAAGCGGGATACTACACAGCGGGTCTCCCTAGCGGATGTCCGATGGACATTATTGGGTACATCACTCCGGAGCCCACCAGCGAAAACGTTCAGACTACAAAAGCGGCATGGAGAGCGGTTCGACACACAGGTTGTAATAGGGGCGTCGGTAATGACACTTACGACCGATTCGCAGCTACGCTCGCTGAAGCTGATAAATGCGGGTTTCAGACGTACTGGGGTCAGAATTCTAAGAACTTTGCAGAGTTATGTTTGAAAGAAACCGAAGCGTATTTATGGGCCTACTGTAATAACAATCAGAATTACAAGATGTCGGCTAAGCAGAACGAAATTTCTGTACAACTCTTCAGCAACTCTAATAACTGGTCAGATCGCGGGATTAAGGCGAGTGAATCCTATTTGTATGGATACACTACTAACGCCCAACAAAACTTCCGCATACGTTCGACGGGCTCACTAAGTAAGTGTGAGGTGTGGAGTTCTAGCGGCCCGTTTGCAACGATGGAAATACAGGGCTCAAATTCTACTTTTCGGGCCTCAGCGAACAACGATTTCAGTTATCTGACGCAAACTACTCTTCGTATTCAGTATGCCAACGGAGACCACTCGACCCTCACCCCCGGTTCTCTGTACGTCAATTATTCGTCCGGAGCTTACAGCCGACTGTTCGGTGGCGGTTTATATGTGAATAATGGCTCGAACTACGTAGACGTTAGACCGCCCTATGGCAAAGACGCGTACTTTCAGCAAGTCGAAGTTTGCGTCAATGGGGAACCGAAATACGCTTATGTGCTAATGAGCCAACCAGAGTAATATAATGGCTAGCCTTGCTTGTTGCCCAGTTTGCCTAGTGTTCCAGTGTGACGAGTCTGTACAAGACAACTGTCATTCAGGAGTCGGTTGGATAAAAGCGCGGGATGCTACCGGGTCCGAAATTTACAACGGCTGCGGTTCCGGCAACGTTTTGGAATTAGCTTGTCAAGCGCGGTATCCTATTACCGTTGATATCGAGTATAATCACTGCGAAGGACCTTGTGCTGGTTCGCACGTTTGCGACCGCGCTGTGTTTGATGTCGTACTCGACTCTTGCACAGAAGAAACTTCTTGTGGTCAAGAATTAGGCACAATCAACCTTAATAATGGCGATTGTTATCGCTCCGGCAACGACAACTGTGGACGGTGTTGTGATGAGTGTTATAGATGGGGAGGCACTTTTGTAATTACCGAGAGCATGGTTGATAATCTACGCACCTGCCTAGCGGGGCAATCGTCTCGGACGTCTCGCTCCCTACGCGTTTTTAACAGCATTGGAGGTCCCGACCCTTCAGCAGAAAATCAAGCACCATGAAAACATTTACTAAAGCTCAGCTAGAAGTAAGAGCCACGCAGCGCCCTAAAGGCTATATTGAAGACGTTTTGAAATACGCCACGGCAGACGGCGATCTGTTGTCTTTAACTGACGAAGACCATGAGATGTTGGTCAAAAAGTATAGCGCTCCGGGTTTCTTAAAACAGGCACGTACCGCAGGGTTCAGTATTAAAAAGTGGATTGAAGACGGTGGCAAAGTTCTAAGCGACGAGCAATTTGACGCGAGGCAATCTGTGTGTAAAGGTTGCGAGTTCTGGAGCGAAAAAGCTATGATGGGGGGCGGACGATGTTTGAAATGTGGGTGTTCTACTAAATTCAAACTCCGTATGCCCCACGAAAAATGCCCCATTGACAAGTGGGGTCCAGTTCAAGCAGAAAGCACATCCAATGAATCTTAATATGTTTACACTCAGGCTTACCGCCGATCAGTTCGAATGGCTCCAGACATTTTTGGAAAGAACTGAGATAAAGGGGAAAGAGGTTCCTTTCTTCATTTCCATCGTAAATGCGATCCGCGAAGCGGGTACTCCTCCGGAGGATAGGGTAATTCCGCAAATGGCTACCCCCCATGCAGCGCCTTCCGAACCTGCTTGATTTGAGCACGATATAACAGTATAAGTAACCGATGAATCGTCTCACTTTCGATCGCGCCTACGGCGCTCTACAAAGTTACGCTCCACCGACAACGGCGGAGTTTATTCGTATCCTGAACGAGGTTTGCGAACGATTTCTGTCCAGCGGCAAGTGGTTGGGGACGACCGAGGTTTTGGACTTCGAAGCTTCGCAGGGTCGAATAGCTCTCCCCAAGCAGTTTTCTAGCATTCTAGCAGCCCAAATCGAAGGGCGCGGAACACAGGTGTATGGGCGGTTTCACGAATATATCACCGGGGGTCCGGGGCATATTTCGCCAGACGTAGGCGCAGGAATGCAAATGCTTGTGGATGAGGGAGAAGGGCATCCTCTTGAAAAGGATTTTGAAACGCCCGTTCGAATCGTAATTCAAACCTTTAACCCTGCCGATGCTTACGACCCCTTGGACCCCAACACCCCCGGTAAGATGTATGTCAAGGGCTATGGGACCACGGTTTCTTCAGGGGGCTCCCCAACCCCCGTCGAGTTAGAGATTCCATTGCCAACACCTTCGACTCCTTTCGTTTCTACAGAAGTGTTTGAACGGATTACCTCTGTTATAAAGCCTATTACTTATGGAGATGTTGCCATGTATGGGTGGAGCACAGCGTATGTAGGCGCATCACCAGCACCGGGAGAGCTAACACCTCTGTCGGTATACGTTCCCGAGGACACATCACCGTCGTTTCGGCGATACAAAGTGTCGTCGCTTCTTCCCGTCACCCATGTCCGCGCCGTCTGTAAACGCAGGTTTGTCCCGGTGGACGGTAACAAGGACGAAATCATCATCCCCGGCAACTTGGGGGCCTTGAAGCTTGGGATGCTAGCGATTAACTACGAAAACAAAAATGACCTCGAACGAGCCGAAGACTACTGGCAAAAAGCTTTTTCGACCCTCAATCTAGAAATGCGGGAGTTCCGTGGCGGGGCTATCAATCGCGGTCAGATCGACCCGTCCTCTTTTCAAATCCGAAGGCTTCGTAATTTTTACTAGGTATATGCGAGTTGCATTTACCCTAAGTATTTCTATTATCTATTGTTATGCCGCCACAACCACGTAAACCCCCGAAAAGCCCTTTCGACATTGCTAGCGAGGCGTTGACGGCTGCTAGGGACACTGCTGGCGTTCCGAATTTCTCCCCAACCCCGGCCCCAGCCGGGGCGACTTTCACGCCTCCGAATATTACGGGTCCCGTTGTCGTGGGTGGCTACGAAGGCCCCGCCCAAACTCCGGGTGGCTTAGTCGGCCCATCTGACCGTGACATTGGAGTCGCCCGACAAGCGGCTATCGCCCAAGACGTCGCTCCGGGGGGTGGGTTTGAATCATCGCCAGAACAAGGTATTCAGCGCATCGGGCCGGGAGGGGGGTTTCTGCCGACGATGGGGAATCAAGACGTCACCAATCGGCTTCCCGATACTCCCCCTCCGTCCATGACGGGCAACTTCGACCCGACGCAGGGAAGCCCCTCAAATATCGGGGCCTATCTTGATGAGTTCTACAAGGCAAACGCTACGCCAGAAGCGGTTAAGGACACCGTTGTCGGGGACTTCAAAGACCGTTCTGAACAAAACAACGATTATTGGCGGCAGGTAATAAACAACGAAACGAAAAAGCGTTACGAGGATTGGCAAGCCGCAGGCAGTCCAGAAACCCCTGTTGGGGAGTCAGACCCGTTTAGAAAATCGTGGGCCAACACGGACATCATGGGCCAGAGAATGGAGATAGACGGCGCAATCGCTTCCGGAAAAGGGATGCCAGAGTTACAGCCAGCCTACGACCCAGTCACAAAAAGTACGCTAACACCCGCTTCCCGAAACGTTTTCGTTCCCGGCATAGAAGGAACAAACATCAATCAACCCGATGGTCGCACAGACACCTACAGACCGGGGGTTGGCTATTCCGGCTCAATTTTCTCAGGCGCGTCACTCGAAACTGCGCGAGACATTTACGCGAAGCAGAACGCCCCCACCCCTCAAACCGGAAACGTGCAGGGAATTGGGCAAGTCCCTTTGGAGCCCAAGCCAGCCACACCGCAACAGGTTCCACTTCCACGCGGGGGGACAGCGACCACTCCGACGGGTCCCTTACCTGACAACGTCAGCAGGATGATTACTGCTCCGAGCGGACAGGTCATTGGGTATGCCCGTCAATGGAACAGCCCCGAAGAGGCGCAAGCCGCGTCAGACAGAGCAAAGAAATCGAAAGGACAAGTAGCATAACGTATGGAGCCGACACCCACTCAACCACTATCACGCGGACAGCGCCTTCAAAGCCTTAATACGGAAGCAGGTGGCCGCGCTGCTCCGGGTTTTTTCGAACGCATCCGCGAGCGGGAAAATCTAGAAGACGAAGCACGTGCGTTCCTTAAAAGCGAAAACAACGCTAGACGCATGGTCCGTAACGCTTACCAGAGAGCAGTGCAATTTGGGGAGTACGACCCTCAGCTTCTTGTAGCGAAGAATAGCTTAGATGAACGTCGATCCGCGATTGATCGCAAATTCAAAACGGGCATGGAAAGCCCGGAAGAAGCCACGACAAATTATCTTAAAGACTTTTACGAAAAGGAGAAACTGAACCCAACAGGCCAAAGACCCGAGGCTTTCGATTCCCGTCTAGCGGAGATGTACAAAGAAAACACCGACCTTTTAGACCCCGACAAACTCTCCGCCGCTATGAAGGCCGCGTTAGCGATAGCGCAGAAAAAGCAGGACGAAGCTGTACCGACTCCGGCCCCAACTTCGGAAGTTGAAGAATAATATGGCTGACGATGATATGTATTCAGCCCTCTCCGAGGCCCTGAACGACCTCATTCCGCAGACCCGTGCGTCGGCGAGAGAGCGAGGCTCTTACGGCGACTACGGGTTGGACGTAAAGGCTAACGTTACTCGCGGCAGGCCGCTTTACGGTTTTGATGACTTTGTGATGAACCCCGGAAGGCAGGCCCGTGATGCCATGCCTGACGAGATGGAGAAAAGGTATCGTGCTGCTAGAGAGCTAGCAGTTGAAGACCGCACCCGTGACCTTGTTTTAGAGCGCCGGGAAATTATCGGTGACGAGCTTCAAAAGCGTTTGCAGCTAGAGCGGTACAACCAAGGACGCATTCAGCAGAACAAAATCGACAATGACGGCGTTGGGTGGATGGCGGATTACAACGATCTGAATGAGCAAGGAACCCTTAATTACGAGGGCATCGTTGATCTAGATAAGAAATATCCGTTCGCGAAGTATTCTCCAGATATCAAGGCGGTCAAAGACACAGACTACATGACTGACCTAAAGTCAGATTGGGAGGCCCGTCGCAAACAAGAGCAAGAGCAAGCAACCGCAGTTGGTGCGGTTCCGTTCCAAAGGCAGCAGGCGACGGATGACATGAATTGGAAAATGCAGCAGGCGGGTGACCTCCTATCGCCTGACTTACGTGCGAAGTTCAACGAGGCTGTGAACAACGGTATGAGCCCCTCGCAAGCGATGGCGGCTATTGAACGGGGTCAGTCCTTCTCGGAAGAAGCGAACAAGCTGCGTGGTATGGGCGTCGGGAAATCTGTTTTGGACGGGATGGTTGAGAAAGACCCGACCACCGGAGAGCAGTTTTTCAACCGTGAGAAGCTTGGCGAGTTGCAGAGCGACATCGGTTTTATCAAGCAGGCCAACGAAGCTTTGACAAATTATTCAGACCGGATCAAGGCCCTCAAGTCTGGCAGCGGCGGAAAGCTGGATGACTTGGCGTCCGACAAAAAGACTTCGGTCATTGCGGAATACGAAAAGGCGATGGAAGGAATTCAGAAAGCCAAGTCCGTCGTTGAGAGGCGAGTCATGGGCGACAACCCCGTGACGCAAGCCCAAGACGCAGTGAACGCTTTCTTGGACGGCGTGGACAACACTCCGCAGGGAAACACCAATCCGCAAGCTCCTAGAACGCAACAAGACGACGCCTACGGCAACTAAATTTCATGTCTCGGCCAACCGACCCGTTTCCGAAGTGGGCTGATATCGAAGCATCCCCCCGCTTCGGGGAAGCTGACCCTTCAAAGAAGGTCAGTATTTTAGATGCGTGGTCTGAAGAAGCGAAGAAGCGCATTGGACCGACTTGGTCCGACGAAAAACACGCGGAAAAACGTAAAGAAATTCTCGGGCGCGTTGTTCAATTCGACCTAGATAAAGTCTCGCAAGCAGCCGCGATTATTGCCCAACAGGAACCGACTAAATCTCAGAGATTTTTTCAAGGAGACGGAAAGGGAGACGCCGTCAGACCCGGATTCGAGCCTTGGGACAAATTCGACCCCCGGCCTCTCCCCGAAATAGCGGACGAAGACAAACTTTCGCCGTTTGCTCGGATGACGGGCATCGGTAAGGACGGAGAAATTCAAAGATACAACGAAGACCCAATCAGAGTTAAGGAAACGCAGCTTCGGAAAGCGTACGCCGACCTAGCAGACGAATACCAAGACCCCGATGTTCGCAGAAACTTTTTGGAATCCGCAGACAAGCTGGCAAAGCTCTCACGCAATCAAATCCAAGGGGCGGTTGTAAACGGGCGCATCGCTGTCACACCGGATAACCAGCTAGACGAGAACAAATTTAGGTCCGCAATCAATTCCATCCCCGAAGCAACCCCAGCGATGAAGCAAAGCGCTCTAGCAGACTTTGCTGCTAATCGGGAAGCAACAGGCGAACGGATGGCTCAAGCGCTCCGTAAAAACACCAGTGATTTCTCAACGTTCGAAGCGCAAGGGGACTTTGCTTCAAGTGCGGATGCGGTCAACGCATACCGGGATAAGATTGGTGATGTTGGCGCATTTGCGAGGGCCGTCGGATCAGGCGTTAAGGATTCGTTCATGGGGACGCTTATCCAACCTGCGATTGGGTTAGCGGCTGGAGCCTCCTCTGCGGTAGACAATGTTGTATCCGGCAAACCGAGCGACACTACAAAATCGCTCCTCGCTACTGCTGATAAAATTGGAGAGGGGTTGGAAGAAGCAAGCCAATATCGCGAAGCTCTCGGCGTAAAATCCACGCCTGTTATAGGCGACCCCGGAGACTTCGTAGCCACTTCGTCGAGCGTAGTAATCCCCTTACTGGCGGGTGGCGTGGTCGCTGGCGGTACAAGAGCCGTTGCGGGACGGCAACTGGCGAATGCTCTTACAGCTAGAAACCCATCAGGGTTCAGCGGTGCAGGAATTGCAAACCCTGCAATTCAGGCGCAAGCTGCCCGAACCATTCTCCCCAAGATCGTAAGCGACGCGGGTTTCAAAACCTCGGTTGGTATATCAGCTATGCAGTCTTACGGCGGAACGTTCATCGACGCGTACGAAGCCAACATGGATCAAAACATGAAGGCAGGCGCTGGAGTCATGTCGGAAGACGAAATGATGCAGGACGCTTTGAATCGCGCCCAACTTCCGGCAGTAGCCTCTGGCGTAAGCACAGCAATCGTCACCTCTGCTTTCGGGAAAACGGGTGTAGACGCTCTGTTTTCCGCCGCGAAAACGAAAGGCTTCAAGAGCCGCCTTGGGAGGTATCTCAAAGAAGCGGGGATGGAAGCTACCGAAGAAGGTATCGATCAGTTTGTTCAAGGCATGGTCGGCATTGCGTCTTATCGCCCCGAAGCGACGCTGGGAGACATTGTCGGCGAAAGTGTGCAAGCCGCTGTGTACGGAGGTCTTCTCGGCGGCGGCGTGAACGTGGCTAGGGATGGTATTCAGAAATTTGCTTCCGTTCTTTTGAGACGTCGTGCCGATCAAGCAGAGCAGACAGGAAGCCCAATGACCGCTTCCGTGCTACGCGAGAAGTCGGAAACAGTGGGCGAGGACGTGGATAGGGATGTTCTTTCCAAAACAATCGAAGCAGCAAACAAGGCGCTAGACAGTCTCGAAACAGCACAGGAGACAAAACCCGTTTCAGCCACACCAACTACATCGTCTACGCCGACCGTAACAGTCGAGAGACCTGACGAAGAACAGCGCAAGGCTGTTCAACAGAAGGTCATGCAAAACCAGCCTCTTTCGCCTGATGAGCAGAAGATTGTCGAGCAGGACAAACAATGGGTAAGCGAAGTTCAGAAGCTACCGAGCAACGCTACAGACTTGGCTGATGCTGACACGTTCAAAGTTTGGAGTGCCGCTCGCGATAACGTCAACGCAGACGGCCTAATCCAAAGAACTCCTGAAGCACTACAAGGCGTTCAAGAACTTCACGAAGCTCTTGTTAATCGCGGGGATACCGCACAGGCGGAAAGACTTGCCGAATTTGTGGGTTACACGATGCCCCTCGAAGAATCTCCCGAACAGATTTTCGAGGGCCTGAAACAAGACTTCGCGCAGAACCCGCAGGATTACAAAGAGGAGCCGACGGTCGAGCTAGCCACACAGATATCCGAAGAAAACGTGGCGACTAACAAAGCCGTAGAAGACCTGAAAGCGGCTCTCGGCAAGGCCGGACTAGACGCCGTTGAAGAGGGACTCAAAGCCAAAGAAGACGAACCCGAAGCTGCTCCACCTGTCGTAGCACCGCAGCCTGCTAGCGTTGAACCCGAGGTCAGCCCCACCGTCATCCCGGCAGAACCTGTTGCTGGTCCAGAAGTAAGCAACCTGCTTACACCCGAGACCCCGGTGGCTCCCGCCCCTGTTACAGAAACCGCTCCGGTGGTAACCCCGGAAACCCCAGCAGTCCCAGTTTCCGAGACGGTTTTGGAAGAAAACAGCATCAACAATTCTTTCGAAACTGGTCCTGCTAGCAGCACAGAGGTTGCGACGGTGACAGAGCCGGGTGGCACAACAATCGAGACACAACCTGAAACCCCGACTGAAATTCTGAACGAAACTCAACAGCCTTTATCTAACCAAGGAGACCAAAATGAACAGCAAGCAAACCAACCCGAGCAAACAGAGCAACTCGGAGGACCAACCGACACCGTTCCGGAGACCCCCGCAGGGGTGGAAGCCGGGGGGACCGTCATACAGGTCACCAGACCGAACGCAGAACCAAACCCCGAAATCCAAGACGGGGCCGATGGATACAACCGGGACTACGGCAACGGCGAAATTGTAAGGGGCCACTACGCTCCTGTAGACGAAGACAGAGCCAAGAGCATCGCGGAAGCGTACGAAGCTCTTCCTGTCTTAGACAACAGCCCCGAAACGCAAGAAGCGTATGCCGCCCTCGCAACTGAGGTGCAGCAGCAGTGGGATTATGCCGAACAAAAACTCGGCATCACCTTTGAAGCGTGGACCGAAGAAGGCCAACCGTATGCAAATTCCCGCGAAATGGTGCAAGACGTTCGCGAGAACAAGCACCTTTATTTTTTCCAAGGGGGTCAACCGCACCCCCTCCTAAACCAAGCTGATGAGAACGGGCTAACCATCAACGATAAGCTTCGCGCCATCCACGACCTTTTCGGCCACGCCGCCGAAGATTACCAATTCGGGGCGCGGGGCGAGGAGAACGCGTGGATCAAGCACAGCCAGATGTTCTCCGAGTCGGCTCAGAAAGCGCTGACTACCGAAACTCGCGGTCAAAATTCTTGGGTCAATTTTGGGCCACAAAACTTTGATGAGAACGGAGAGCGTTTGGACATTCCCGCGTCTGATCGCCCGTTCGCCGTTCAAAAAGTGGCCCTCCTTCCGGAAGAGTTCATGGACTGGAAAGGGCCGCTTTCCACGTCCCCTACGGCTCCCCCCGCAGAAATTCCAGCGGCTACAGAACCGGACAAAACGGCGACAGAACCAGCCAATGTAGCTACAGAACCGGACAAAATGGGGACAGAACCGGACAAAATGCCGGGAGTTCTGAACCCAGAAGCCCCAACAACGGAAGAGATTGATGCGCTCCTCAACAAAGGCTTTTTCGTCCGCCAACCTGACGGTCGTGTAGAGGTTGCTCCCGAACTTGTAGACAGTCTTCCGTCAGATCAGGTTCGCGAATTGGCAAAAGTAGCCATCGCGTACAACGAAAACCCGCAGAATCTAGTGAGTGACCCGTCGTTCACCGGGGCCATCGAAGGACTGGATTCGAACAAGCGGGAGCTAATCGCCGAGCGTACAGCGCAATTTCTGGAACAGGAAAGCAAACGCGCCGGGAACCAAATCACCGGGGAAGACGCACCCCGGCTCACTTTCCAAGACGCGGTCAACAGCTTGCTAGCACAGGCGCAAGCAATGCCGAGAACTCGCAAAATTCTCGACAGCAACTCGGAGCTAACCGAGGACGACAAACAAATAATCGCGACAAATCTCTTTTTGGAAATCGCAGGGTCCAAGTGGTTTGATCCCGAGTCGGCGTCACTTAACACCGCGTTCACTCAACGGTTCCCCGACCGCTTGAGCAACTTTGTGACCCGTGACAAAGCATTCTTGGACCGCAAGAGCACCCCATCTCTCGACGAAGAGACGGATTCCGGAATCACGAAAGGCGATAAGATTTCGCAGGCGGACATTCAGCCTTCCGGCGAAACAACGTCTCCGTCTCGCACCAAGAAAGAGGCGAAGCAAACGGCTTCAGAAGTTCGTAAAGATTCCCGTCGTCTCCTAACTCAGGCGCTAGAAAACAAGTCCCCGGCATACAAAGAAGCCGTCCGTATGCTGCTAGCAGAAGACGGCAAATTGTCTGCTTTGGTTGGGCAAGAACGGGGGGCCGCTGTTCAAAAACGCAAACCCGTCACCCCGGAAGAAGCAGCCGAAGCTCAGACCATTTTGACTGAGCGCCGAGAAGAACTGAAAGATTTCGTTACTGAAGCTGTCGCCAAGTCTTCGCTCCTCAATACGGGAGAGACGATCCCGCTTACCCGAGAGTTGGTGATGGACATTGCAGACAATCTCTTGCGCGGCGGGGTCAACAGCACCCGCGCAATCGACAACGCAGCTACTGCGAGCGGGGTCAACCGTGACGTGGTGCGAAAAGTTAAGTCGTGGCTCCTCGGCGTAGCCGACTTTACGACAGACGAAGACTTCCCGGTAAAACCGTTCAAACCCGCTAGCAACGACAAGGACGCGGTGGAGCGCACAGCGGAAGACAACTACGACCTTATTGAAAAAGGATGGGCGGATAGGTTTGTCGGTGTTGGACAGACCGTCCCCCGTGGTTTTCTCGAACCGGACTACAATGCTAGCAATGCGAAGGACTTGGTGGATATCAAGGCCGGGAACAAGGTCCGTATCGTCTTTGCAAAAGAGGTTGCGGACGCCAAAGAGCGTCTCAAACCCCTTCTCCAAGCTCCTCCGGTTGGAGAAGTGTCCCCCGACAACTACCGCGACTTGGTTACAGTTGGTCTAGACCTCGTTCGTAAGGGAGCCACTGAGCTTGCTGACTTTACACGCCGCCTCGTTGCAGAAGTTGGTCAATGGGCGAGGAATTTGGCAAAGCGGGTCTTCGACGATGCCGTCCAACTCAATGCGGCTTCCCCAAATGCGGCGGACAGTTGGGCTACTGCCGTTGCTAATGCGGCGGCAATCAACAAGGCTTCGACGAATGTTAGCGGTGAAAGCTATGCGAGCATTCTCAAAGCTTTGGGAGTGCCGAACTCGGTGCTTGAGGTGCTATCGGATCAACAAGACACGTTGACCGCTAACAAAACCTACTCGTTGCTGACCAAGCTTCTTAATGAGCCGGATGACTTTGCGACACGCCTCGCCCTGAAACTTTATCAACCATCTGTGCAGGTGAACTCCCTTGTTGGGGACATCAAACAATGGCGGGACACCAATTATTTTCTGAATTTGGCTCGGGCACTGGACACCGAAATAGTTCTTAGAGTTCGTCCTCCGGACCCGAACGATCCGGCAGACACCTCAAGAACCTCAATGAACGTGGCGGGACGTTCCGGGGAGTTGAGATTCATAACGTTCAACCCCACACAGATTTTCATGGGGCTCTCCAAAACGGGGCGAGCAGATGATGCCGACTATCTCCGCCGCATGACTAACCGTGCCTTGACGGAGGAGCTACTTCACGCGGCTCATTACAAGTTTCTCTCCGAGCAATACAACAAACTCCCTGCTGCTCCCCGCCGCAATCTGCCATTTGACCAGTTCGCAACCCAAGCAGCGCGGCGAATTGTCGGGCAAATGGACGCGGTAGTTAAGGCACTGGAAGACGACACCCACCCAAACAAAGCCAAGCGAGCGGAAGCGAACAAAGCTGCACAACAGATCAGGCAAGCGTTGGCCGATAGTATCAATTTGTACTCAGCAACAGGCAACAAAGTTACCGCCAAGGGTGTGTTCAAATACCTAAATACGTACGCGGGTTCTATGGGACAGCGAGTAGCTGTCGCCGAATTCATTCGGCAAGTTGCCATGCTCAAACAGTCGGGCATTCTCACCGAGGAATTTCTCTACAACGTCGAAGCTCCAGCGGGACAGGGAACTTTTGACAAAATCAGAAGAGCGATTGCTAGCATGATTAGGTGGTTCAAGAGTGCCGTCGCTCGACTCGACGAGGCTGTGAACGCGATCGACACAGGCAAATTCGGGCAAGCGCTCAAGGAAGAAGTCGAAGCAACAGTGGAAAACTTCAGTGTGGCTTCAGAAATGGCTACCGCCGTAGAGCGAAACGACGGGGGTGTGGAGCGGGGCGTAAACATTGAAGTAGCTCCGGACCCGGACAACGTCGCAGAGACTGAGAAGTGGTCCAAGCTGAGCGACGCACAAAAGAAGGACCTGACGCAAGCGCTAGCAGAGAAGGTTCTCCCAGAACTACTACGCGACCTCGAACTCCGGGGCACAATTCAGTTCGAACAGGGGGGCTACGAAAACACCGTAAACCCGTCGGTATACGTGGCCTTTGGGCCAGAAGTCACAGCTTCGGAAATGGAGCGCTTCGCCGTGATAGCAGGGTCGGTGTTCCAACAGAAGTCCGTCATGGTGTTCGATGAAAGCGTCACCTCCGGGGACGGCATTTCATCGCACTTCGTAGTCCAACCCAGTAAGTCTCTTTCCGAAAAGGAACTGGCGAAGTTCTACAGCGTTGTCGCAAAAGAATTTCCGGAAGCCAGCGGTTTTTCGAGCCGTGGTGGAAATCTGGTGTTTTCGAATTTCTCAGGAATTGACGACAAGCAGTTCCAGCTTAACTTGGAGGATGCCGTCGCGGTCGCTTCACGTGACCTCCGCATACAAGCAGAAGTTGTATATACCCGCTTCCAGTCGGCACTTCTGGAAGACCTAAAAGACAAAGCCAAACAAACCGATTATGGACGAGACACTACAACCGCAAGAACGCAACAAAGACGTGATCAGCTACCGGAAACCAAAACCGGGGGAAACCTTTCTCGGAGGACGGGGGGTTATTCTGGGATCACCGATCTTTTCAAACAAGGCCTCAACGACGCCGTCGAACAGCTTCAAGGAAAGGGCGCTCGCAGGGTTCGACAAGACGCTAGCGGCGGAAGCGAAGGAGCAATTCAACTCGGAATCGCAGAGCGAGAAAGCGGACTCTCCAAAGCCAAAACAGGCACGTTCCAACTCTTCAAAGACAAGTGGGTAAACCTTACGCATTGGAGCGGTAGGGATAACCTTAAACAAACAGACCCCAAAAGTTACGGAAGCTACGGAGCCGGAAAAGAAAGCGCTCGTAGACGAGACTACAAGAAAGAATGGGTGGACCGCACTTTTGCGGCATACGGTAAGTACACAAGGGAGCCAGTCATCGGGAGGAGCCGCTATACTCTCCGAGTCGATGGTAACGCCATTTACGACTTCAACAAGGACCCTGACG